GATGTTCGAGTGGGGCAGGCCATAGTAGTCTGCCGTATCCTGCATGATCATCTCAATGCACTGCATCGAAGTGGCAGGAACTCCTGCGGTCAGTTGTAGTGGCTGATAGTCCCCGGGTTTACTCACCGGCACCATGACTGCTGGGCCGAGGTTGTTAGCCATCCCCAGCCTGCGGTTATACTGAATCGGCGGGATTGTCTCCAGTGATGTCCTGTCAATTATCGAATCCCGCTGTGCCTTCAACTCAGACTGAGCGCAGGCGCTTACCTCGGCAACACCTCTGCTCTCTGTTAAGGCTCTGCGGCTTGGGCGCTCCCTGCGGTACTCCACAAACGGGTAGTTGCCGTGAGCGTACCCAACCAGCTCATGCTTCCCATACAGGGGCTCCTCCGATTCGTTCTGAGTCGCGTATGGGCTGAACACCGTACAATATATGCCGGGAACATCGTCCTCGTTTAACTGCCTAGTGTAGGCATGAACGACCTCGATCATGTTCCGATTCGTGTCAAAGCTTGGTGACAGTGTTGTGGCGTTTATCATCACGTTGGTTGCGTCCTGTGATTTGCCAGCCGTCTCCACCGCTGCGTCAACAAACTTCTCGTCCCAATCGTCCTCTTGAATCTTTGCCCTTAGCTCGACCTCGGTCATGTAGGTCTTGCGGAAGATTACCCTCGCTTTTTGGAGGTCAACCGTTTCGTCGGGAAACACTATGTCCTCGAATGGCTTCAAAGCCACACAGACCGGCTGATTCTTGTGCATCTCAGCTATAGGCACCTCAGTGGCACCTGTCTCCCGAAGCTCCTTGACCATCTTGAGTGCTCGCCGTTTCTTGACGTTTGGAACAAGCCCCACAAACAGCTCTGCAACTTGGTTGTCAAACTCGGGGTCTTGCATCATCTCAATGATCTCTGAGGTGAAGCCCACTTCAGCGCCCCCTTGCTCAGCCATTGATGCCAGTGCTTCCATGGTGATCTCCTGCGGCTTGAGTATTGATGACTGCTCCCAGCCCACAAACATCGCGCTGTACCCGTAGGTCAGTGCGTATTCGCTATACAGCTCAGCCTCCTTTTGCAGCTCATTGTAGAGCTTGGAGCCAACCAACCAGCGGAACAGTGTGTTGAGGGCTGCTGCGGATTCAGAGTCCCCAGCCTCTACGGGGTTTATTTTTACTTGAGCTCGACGGAATGCGACCATCAACAAGTCAGTCAAGGTTCGTATAGTGGTATCAACCAACCTCTGCCTTGTATCGGCGGCACCCTCCCATGGGAAGGCTCCACCCTCGTCATCTGCGTGTTTTTTGAAGTCCTTGCTCTGACCATCCCAGACCGCAAGCCTCTGCTTATCGCAGTAATCCAGCCGCTCAGAGGTGAACCCATCGTCGATGGCTTTCCTATACTCCGTGTGCAGCTCCAGTACATCGGGCTTTTCACTTGCCCTAGATAGTTTATCGTTCATTTTTTTCCCTTAACCTAAATTCCTTTATAACATCCTCCCTGTAAAGTTTACGCTTGCCTCCTTGCATCGTAAACGTCTTCAAGGCTCCAGCATTCGCAACTTTTTGCAAGTAACTGATACTCACGTTCAAGGCAGTGCTCGCCTCCTTGAACCCCACAAAAACCGAATCATCACTTAATAGACTGTTCATCCGTAACCTCCTCCAACCCCGTGTGCCTTCCAAGTGTTGGCGTCAACATGAATAGGGTCGAACGTCAAAAGGTATCGAAGGCAGTCAACAAAATCCTTATACTTATTCTTGTCTCCCCCCGCAGCCGAGACCTCCTTTATACAGTCAATCAAGTTCCCGCATTCACTGCTAATAAACAGAGACGGCTGATTACATACGCTCAGTGGCTCGTCAAGGTTATAGTTCATTTTTTCGTTTATCAAGCTGATCCCTTGCTCGATAGGAAGTCCCGGTGCCTTAAAGAAGTCTAAACCAAGGTCATTTAGTAGATCGATTAGGGTTTCGCCCCCTTCGTCTGTCATCGCCCTGCTCCCGCCTGCTCTGGGGTCAATTAACCTGCATTCGATAGTCTCTTCACCCTCGAGTTCCTTAATCATGTCCCTATACTCCGAGAGCCCCCTGCCCTCTGGTTTTGCCGCTGGGCCAATCGAGCCCTCGGCCTTATCCCCCGGCACAGCCCACTCCCCGTAAGACGCCTTGTCGGGCCAATCACGGTAAACGTATATATTGTCATCCCTATCAACACGAATCCAAAGCATAGACCAGTTCCTGCTCCCAGCAGGATCAACGCACATATAATTCGTTCCTTCACTCGGCACCTTTTCTGGCTCGATAATGTGAGCCTTACCAAACTTCGGGAAGAAGTTGCCGCTGCTCTTATCGGTATAACCGTATGCCCTTATCTTAATCTGTACCGAGCTTTCACCCGAGAGCGTTCTCTCCATCTGCTCATAAGGGTTGTATGGGTTCATGTCGGTGAAGAAGAACATCACCGAGCGTTTGGCGTCGATGCACTCCATTACATACGGCATCTCACCGTTCTTAACCCCTTGAACTGTTGGCCCATCAATTAAACTGGCAGGCTTCGACTCGGTGACCTGTGCCCCGTTCACAAAGCTGCCGTATACGGGAGTATAGCCAGTTATTGGTGTGGCTGTGATCAGCATCTTCCCCTTTCTTGTTACCAACCGAAAAGCAGCCGTCTCGTACCAACTAAATGGCACCAGCTCGTCAAACCATATAAGGTCAGCCTCGAATCCCTCTAGGATATCCATGGGCTGCTGGTAGGCGTTAAACCAGCACTGACTCCCCGGCTCGTCTGGTGAGTCTAGCTTTATAGGGAAAACAAACGTGCCATCACTGAAGCCATTCTTCTGGGTGTATTTGATGTTCTGCACAACACCCCTTTTGATCTTCTTATAGCGTTGGGGAAGCATCTCATACACTGAGGGCTGCTGATCCCGTATACTACTCTGGTGGGTCATGCTAAAGCAGGCAATACGGGCACCGGGGATCTCGTCCAACAGCTTCGTCACATACCAGCTCGCAAAAGCTGTTTTTCCACTGCGGTTGCCTCCGCTGATCAGTAGCTGGTCGTGCTCCTCGAGGAGGTCGCTCGCTTTCTGCCAGTGGGGCAGGATGTTTCGGTGATTGAAGGGGTCACTCTTCTCGAGGCGTATCTTCTCCTCACGCCCCATGAGGAGCTCTACAGTGGCATCCTTGCCGTTAGCCTTCTCAAACTCGAGGATCTCATCCTCTGTCGGTTTGTATAGGGTTGGATGGTCGGTTAGCTTGATCATAACCTCAGAGCCCTACACTGGTTCATGGGGATGAATGCGTTTAGCCTACGGGCGTGTCCCCCGTTACAGTTCTTCTTGGAATCAGTCCACTTCGTTTCAAGCTTTATCTGGTCAAGGCGCTTCCACAGAAGGAGACCATTGTCCCCCTCGTCTGCTAAAAACATAAAACCTATAAACGGAACCTGTAGCCCTTCGGCCACTTCCTTGCACTTCTCAACCTTGCTCAAGGTGACAAGCCACTCCATGTTAAATGCGTCAGTGAAGTGCTTTAGGGTTAAGTTGTATCTGCACTTAACTTCACCAACACCGTTGAGCTCCCCACTTTTAATGAGTAAACCATCAACCCTAGCTGGTTTACCTCGGGGAGTCTCCACCCAGCCCATGCCAAACTGAGTCGAAAATGCTTCCATAGCCCTGCGTTCATCCACAAGACTCTGCTGCCCTCGTTTTGTGTTTACATTTAGCGCCAAACCCCGTTATGCAGCATGTGACCAATTATGCCGTAGTTAGCCAAGTCCATCCATGAGTCCTCAACGCTCTCATGGTTTACATCCCCGCCTTTTGCTAGTAAGTGCTTCAAACGGCACAGCTTGTCTTGAGCTCTGACAACAACGCCAAGCTCTCCACTTATAGTTATGTTTTCTGAACCATAATCCTGTTGCTTGCTGTCAAGAAGCCTTACAAACTTCAGCGCCAATGTGTGGGCCTCTTTGCCCATTGCTGTCTTGATTTCCATATTACTCTTCATCCTCTAAATCTTCTTCTGTTAGGAAGTACTCGCTGCCAATGTGGCTAATTGTCTCCCTCATCAACCCCTTTAGTAAAACCCCCCATATAGCTTCCTGCGGGAGGTCATACTCATCGTAGGCTCGGTTAATTAAATTCATAACCTCTACCTCCAGCATTTCGCACTGGGTCAGTTTTTTCTTCTCTTCTCCCATTGAGTCCACCTGTGCGTTAGGCGCCACAGCCCCTCACTATCAACTGAGTCGAGCTCTATAATCTGCCCCGCTGACCAGTTCTGGTTGTTCCGCACCCTCACAATAGCCTCGCTCTGCTCTGAGCCCTCGGCTAGGGGCATACCGTCCCCCTCTAGCCTGCATATAAGCAGTCGCCGGTTCCTTGGCCTCTTGACGATCTTAGCCCTTATAGCTAGATTAGGGTCGGGCCTACTAACAGGGTTCATTCTGTTCTTAGCGAAGGCTATCCCCTCGTCACTGATCATATAGCCTAAGTTAGGGCCAACCTTGCGCTCGGTTATGTACCCATCAACCCCGGGTAAACCCTTCAACTCATCCACCGTAAGGCCCAAGCCTTTTGCCGCTTTTTTAATCCATGCTTTCGCCATTACCAAACTCCTTCTTTACCCATTCATCTACCAGTTCATTTGAAAAGTTCACGCACATATTTGCGCTCGCCTTTGCGTTCACAATAATCTCCCCATCCTCGTTCTGCCGAGCCAATGCCTCCACGGTTCCCCCGTCGGCGTCCACATACTTCAGTATAAAGAAGTCTCCCCCCTCCATCTCGGGCTCGCTCTCGCTTAGTGGTAGGTCTATCATTTAACTATTGGGGGCTATGCTCTTAAAAACCATCGGGACACGACTTGCGTATAAGCTTCCCTGTCGGTAGCGGCAGAGTTGACCTGCCCTCTCCGCAATCGAGATCCACTTTAACCTCCCTGTAGGCGTCCTCCCTGTAGAGCTCCCAGATATCCTTGAGAAGTTCTTTTATATCTCCCTTCGTCGAGTAATCTGTCTTCATCACATGAACCCATTTTCCGGGGTCGCGCCTGTTCAGTTTAACGTCAAACTCATACCCACCCCCCAGCTTTGCCTTTGCCTTGAGCTTTTCAATCTCGTTGGCTAGGCGCATGATTTCCTTCCGGTTTTCCATTTCATAAGGTTGAAGGAAAACAACGCAGGGTGTTCAACAAAAGCGAGAAGACAGTTCGCCTGTGTGCAGCTCTCCTACACCTCTATTCCCTGCGCTAAAGTCTCCCCGCACACCACAATCGTGGGGCGGGGTCAGTGACGGTTCTTGCTCCAGCTTAATAACCATAACACCATTGACTATAAAGCAGCCTTTCTAACTGCTAATGTTTTTGTTAATAATCTAGCCGTCACTAAATTCCTCGGTTACCCATAAACCCATCCCCGGTGCTGCCCTTGAGCCTCTCCAAGAGGTCAACCCCTTTAAGCTCCAAACCGTCCATCATCTCGAGGTAGGCGTCCGCTCCTCCATTCATAAAAAACTCTTTTATACGCTGGAGCTCAACTGATACGATGATCTTAGCCCCATCGAATTTAGCTTCCTCCCCCTTACATTTCTTCAGCTTCCTGTAGTCCCGAGCAGCCTGCACTATCACCTCCGCCACTATGTTGCGGAACCCCTCCATCTCTGTCCTAGCCTCTGGGCTCAAACTTTTACCTCCTCCTCAACTACCTCCTCAAAAAAGTTTGGGTCTGCCTTTGAAGGTTCAGCCCAGTACCAATTCGGAGTGTCAGCCTGCGTCATTCGCTTAAACGTAAAAGGCCCATGGTTGCGCTCACAGTGTCCGCAAGTGTGCTTGTGTAAATTAGGCAGCTTCCCACGGCAGCAGGAACACACTGGTCTGCGCTTGAATGATCGTCTCATTATGTAAGTTTAGGGGTTGGTTGATGTCTTTTCATAAAAAAAAAGTAGTGGCTGCAACCCGTTCTGATTTCCTTGTCTCGAGCCGATTGACCCCCCCCCGCCCCCTCTGCTCACACCCAATCTACACCCAATTGAGCACAGATCTCTCTGGTTGCTCCATTCTGGGTGTGCTGGGAGATGATTCACAATCAACTGGGGTCAATGTCCACAACCTTGGCGGACTTCATCTCTGCGAGCTTGTCAGCCATCTCGGTGTGGCTAAGTCCTTTGTGGTGAACGACGTGGGAAATGTTGTCCCCGTCGAGAGCAGCCTTCTTATCCAAAGCTATCGCGATGGCGACGGGAATCTGACCTACTGATAATTTATCCCCCTCACTCACTAGCCTATCA